CCGAATAGGTAGGACAAGGATTGGTTTCGTTTTTGCCATTCTTTGAAGTTGGTTTCTCCATTTTGGATAATCTCTCCTATCCAGACTTTACCAGGATCTTCACTAGAAATAAAGTTTGCGATGAAATACTGTATGATTTCGTCATCGTCTTTTTTCCGTGACATCCTCTCAAAAAAATATCTGTCACGTCTCTTGTTAAAAGACGCAACAGATGCACGGGATCTTCCACCGTATTTTACATAATCATAACTTTCCTTGGTGAAGTGGTTCTTCATCGCAAGATAAGTCTTGTAGCAATCAAAAGGTGACACTTTCACAGGGGCAATCGTGCGCGTGATGTACGTTTGAGGAAGTTGAGTTCAATGGCTTCAGCCTTGATCTTTTCTTTCAGTGGTTTACTGATCAACTTACCCACAGATTCTAACTCAATCTTGTTGTCATCGCAATAATGAACAATCGCATCAATGTAGTTCAAGTCATCATTGTGTTTTACAAGATCTTCAATGTCTTGGGTAAATTTTGTTTGACAAAGAAATTTTTCTTTGAGTGCCTTGTCTAGGTCTTTATTCATTGGAGAGCTTATGAGTAACAAATTCTTTAATGTATCGAACTAATAACCTAATATACTCGTCTTTGTTTCGTTTGTCAAACACTTTAACTTCACCAGAGGAAGTTGTCATAATTGTGATCAACTTCTTGACTGGAATACCAGTCATCTCATAGTACATACATGCGTATGCAGTTTCCTGAACAAAGTAGTTCTCTAACCACTTCTCTGGTTTAATTTTGTCTGAAGTTTTAAAGTCAATGATAGCAAGCTCGCCATCATACTCCGCAATACAGTCAACACGACCAGCAATACCGAAATACTCAGAATAAAGGGTACGCTCAATAGCATGTATATTATCAATGCGATCAAGGAATGGTTTCGCGGAGTGGAACATGAACTGGGTTGCTGGGAGATGGTTTTCCCAGAGGAGTTCTTTACCTTCAAGATAAGACTGTGCCGCTTCATGGAAATCAGTGCCCCTTGTGGTGGCTTTTTTTGTAATACGATTGGCTTCTTCCTCACCAACTTTCTTCCTCCAGTTAATGAAGGTTTGTCGGTTATAAAAAGAGGTGACTGAAGTGATTGAAGGCACCCAGTCACCATTTGGAAGAAGATAGAGACGACAACCTGCGGTTTCTTTTTTCTCTAGTTCAACGTCACCAAGATAATTATGATAAGTTCTTTGCATTAGAGACCCAAAGCCATTTTCTTCATGATGTACTCGCGGACTAAACCAGAACGAACGATGTCATCAACACCAAATTCAACCATCTCAAAAGATTCATTCATCTGTTCGATGATCTTCATGAAGTCAAGAATACCGTTCTTTTCATAGGTTTTTTGAAGGTCAGTTTGAACTGCGTCACCACAGAACATGATCTTACAATTTTCACCCACACGGGTAATTATACTATCAAGTTCGTGGAAATTCAAGTTTTGAGCTTCGTCGATCAAAAGGATCGCATCATCAAAGGTTGTACCACGAAGGAATGATGTAGACCAGAATGAAATTGTTTCCTGAGACTTCAGGTTACCATAGAGCATCTCAAAGTCTGCATCACTTGGCATTTCGAACATGTATTTCACCATGTTCTTGTAAGGTATTTGATAGAGAGCTGACTTGTCCTCGTGATCTCCAGGAAGGAAACCAATCTCACGAGTTGCAACCAAAGAACGAACGATGTAGATCTTTTTGTAAGGAGTGTACTCGTTCAGGACATCTTTCAGTGCATTATAGAGTGCAATAAAGGTCTTACCAGTACCAGCGCATCCATAAGCGAAGATGTTTTTACCCTCTGCATATGCATTGAACAACTTTTCTTGATTGGGAGTAAGTGGTTCAATATCAACCAATAAATCTGTGTTAATTGGTTTCTTTCGCTTCATCTGTTTGGCAGTCATGCCAATACCAATGGGTTCAGAGGACTTCCTTTTTCTAGCCATACTAGGTAATCTTTCTAACTTTGGAACCAGGTGCTTTTGAAACTTGATGAAGGACATCGTTCCAGCCTGGATTTCTGGAAACAAGTTTATTCCTCCAATCTCCCACCTCTGTTGCCATGGGAGCAGTGGAAGGATCAGACCAATCTCGGATCCAACCTGGGTTGTCTTCTAACCACTGATCCCAGACAGTGAAACTCATTGTCACTTCTTTTTGTTCACCAGTCTCTACATTAATAACAGGATATGTTGGCATAATAAACGAAGGGGGTGATGTTATTTAGGCCCACTCAAGGGCTTCTGCGACTGTAGGGAACTGTTCAACAAATACTTCCTTACAAGCTTCTGCAACCCGCATGTGTTCCAGTTGAGTTCCATTCGCAGAACGAAGATTAATATAGTGAATCCAAGAACGGCAAGAACCACTCATGTAGATACGGGTGGGAGTACACAGAGGAAGAACATTACGAGCACACTCTTTTGCAACTCCACGATCTAACATCTGTTGATAGAGAGACATTGAAGATGAGAACAGAGTGTCCATCTGTCGGGTCAAAAGGTCAATAGTCTCTTGATCCAAATCATCGATAGAGTTTTGACGATTCTTCGTGTCTTGGCGTCGCAGTTCTGGAAGAGGGATCGCCTTTGAGAGTAAGGAACTATCAGCATACCGTTGAGAAAACTCTTGGAAAGTAAAAGAACGATGACGCAAGATTTGGGCTGCAATAGCCCTAGTAGTCTCAATCTCAAGAGTCATGAAAGACTGTTCAAACACACTCCAGTGATTATGTTTGATGCAGTAACGCAGAAGACCTGCATAGTTATCATTGTCTTGATTGGCAGGATTACTTACCCGTGCCACATAAGCCATGGTTTGTTCTGCATCAGGAGTAACAGATACAAGTTTGACAGTCATTAACAATCCTCACAGTTGGTTTCTTTGTGTTGTTTGCGAACCCGTTTGACTTCTTTGAGTTCTTTTTTAATCATTTGGTAGGCAGTCTCAGAGTCTATCTTATCACCTACCTCCATGGCAATGATCACATCAATCCTTGTACCAAAATGAGATAAGGCTTTTTCGAAACAATCTAGATCTTCATACATTTCTGTATCTCCCGTAGTCTGTGTAATAGGCTTTGTAAAATGCAACTACACCAGCAGAGATCTCATTTCCCTGAGAGACCCAATCATGGGCACACTCATAGATTGATTGTGGTGAGTATTTTGGTGATCCATCTTCATTGAGTTCACTACCGTATCTCTCAAGGAGAATACTTAGAACTTCTTGTCTCAGTTTCATTCGATCGTCACTATACCTCCAGTCAGTCTGGATAGCCGTCGTCATCGTCCCATACCTCATCGTAATCATGTACTGTCGGTGAAGTGTATGATTCTGTATCTGAGTACACTTCTGATTCTAGTTCTTCTACAACCTCTTTAAGAGCGGCTAAGAGAACTTTAAGTTTAGCTTTGTTCATGTCCCTTGAACCCTGGCAGAGTTATTCTATCTAGGTTTAGGTTTCTTGTCAACCCCTACCAACTTCTCCCAGCCTTCATAGTGAGGATCGGTTCTTAAAGTCTCTTGAACCATGTCTCCAAGTTCTATAGCACACTGACCCCACTGACACCTCAACTCCCTAGCCACAGAGGGTGCCAGGGGGTCCTCAGGGCGGTTGTAACGCCACTCATACCATTGGTTCCAGATCTCAGCGCACTCGTTTGATTTACGCTGCAAATGCGGTTCTCTGTACACTCATACCCATATGGGTTGTGTGCCCTAGACGGTATAGCTATTTACAAAAAAGGAGGGCCTTTGCCCTCCTAAGTAAAGAATTTTAATAGAGCTCTTAAATTCTTCTACCTTTGTAGTATTTCTCTGCAAATTCTTTTGCAGGTGCCTTGGTCTTCATCACATTCGATTAAACAGTTGTAGTAGTCATTAATGAGATCGGATTCTTCCGTACTCCTATCTAAAGTTCTCTCCAATCTCACGAAAGCTTGTTTCCACCCAGCTAATTGATTATGTGATAGTAAATTGTGCATAATAACCCCTATGCAAAACAATCATGATGAAAAAAGGGTTTCGTTCATTTCATCACCTCTCATAATTCTATCGTATATAGTCAGGATATCCTGATTTTTTGTGTGTTAGGATACAAAAATTTATACCTACGAGTTTATACCTACAAAAAAAGAGGGAGACCTTAGTCCCCCTCTGTGTCGAAGATTTTTTCAAACCACTTATCCAAATGGATAAGATAGCATGACCAGTAGTTGCAACCTCTGTACGTTAATTGATAACAAGCTGGTGGTCTATTGTCTTTATCCATATCATCGTAATGATATCGATAATTATCCATTACTTCACCTTGACTTGACAGTTACCTGCCATACAAAGTGCGGCCGCGTGACGACGATCTTCTTTCTGCTTCTTCTCTTTAATGAGTTGAAGAGGATTGAGTTTCTGCATCACTTAGCCTCCTTGACATACTTGATGCCACGGTAGACCTCGTTGTACTGTTGAGGTTGTTGTTGCGCTTGGTTCTGCTTGCGAACTTCGGTATCGTAAGCTTGACCACGGTAAACGACTTTAGACATTGTGTTACTCCAAAGAAATGAGATGTGTTAAATCCCGTTCCTTCGGGCGGCGTTTGCGTTCGCTATTTGCGAATAGCGAATGAACGATCCGTTCCGCGTCGTCCTACTTGCGTCCTAGTTATCAAAACAGGTTGGATTAGTATGTTCCATCCAATGAAGGGTGATATCCAACTTTTCCGCAGGTGTAAAGAGACTACTCTCTTCCAACCCCTGTTTTAACCAAAGATAGTCTTCGCACCTAAGAAAAAGCTCAGGTTCGATGTGACTAAAAAAGATCAGTGCTAGTGATAACATAGGATGAACGTAAGGGCAGTATACCCCTTGAGCCTTATATAGTCAAGTTCTTCTGTAACATTTGTTACAGTTCTGGGTTTTCGTTAAATTCCTCAATCAATTCATCAACAATGGTCTTCTGACCACTCAGTTTTTGAATTTGAAACAAATTTGATTTAGTGTACTTCTTAAGTTTTTTGTATTGTTTGACAACTTTCTTCATCTGTTCCATGTTGACAGTGTAGTTGTCAAGGTTTTGACGTGGATCACTTACTTCCACATCATCAACCATGTCACGGCCGCCGACGAAACCACTGTTCTCAGCTACCTTGAACTCTGGTTTGTAACCACCTCCACCTAGACCAAGTTCTTTGTTCTCTTCTTCTCTTTTCTCCGCTTCGTCAAGCATCTCTTCGTGTGTCATTTCTTTTTCTTTTCAGGTTCATTCCTAATAGCCCAAAGTTTTGGGTTGCACGTCCCGTCAGTCCATCTCCACTTTTGGATTACATTGTGTCCAAAGACTTCATGATATGCATCAAAGATTGGAACCTGTAGTCCCAACACAATATCATACCATTGATCTTCACCATCCTTACAAGTTACCAAATAACTTGAACTTGGAAGAGTTTTATCGTCTGCTGCAATAGGCTCACAATTCGAATAGATGACGGTGACGCCCATTCTTTTCATTTTTTGAACGTCACCAGTAGTCAACATTACGATCTCCAGCCCCAGGCAATATCGGGAAATGCCTCAGCAACAACATCCCGTGTAATTTTGTACTTGTCGGTAAGATTCTTATCCTTCACAAGACAAATAACTTCGGCTTCTTCAATATGAAGACGTTCCAGAAGTTGAATGAACATACTCTCACGACGCAGAGGTGCAAGACTATCATTACCACCTTTAACAAAGTGATAAAGATTCTTGTACTCCGATGTCAGTCGATTGTGATCAGTTCCCTTTGGAGCCTCATTAGGGTTATAAGGAACATCACCTTCAGGAAGCATACTCTTTGCACTCTCATCAAAGTTCCAGATTAGAACTGCGCGAAGTGCAGGAGAATCAAACTCCTTAAGGATCTCAACTTTTTTGGCTTTGGATCTTTGTTTTGATGCAGCATCAAGGATCTCACTTACCAAAGCATCCTTTGGTAATTTCGTTTTCGTAGCAGGCATGATTAATCTTCGTCGTCGTAATAAGTGTCTTCGTCGATTACAAATCGAAGTGCGGTTAGTTCGGTACTAAGTAAGTTTCCGTCTGTGTCATACATTTCTGGATGGGTTGTGACTTGTGCGGTCTTTAGTTCCATGTACTCGTTGTACTTTTCACCTGCAAACCATCCAACAACAAACCCAACCAAGATGCCACCAATGCAGAAAAGGGTGGCGAAAACCAGGGTTACTCCTATTAACATTTTTTCTACCTTAGAGAGACTACAAAAAAACTTACTTACACCCTCCAACTCTCTGGTTTATTTAGATACCTTCTTGCGTCTTCCAGGTCTCTTGTCATGACTGTACTGCCAGGCATCTTGAAGTATACCATACAGATAGTCTTTGATCTTCCTGGCCTGTGGCTTTGGAATGTGTCCATAAGCCTCACGAAGAAGTTTGTGATTGTAGTCTTGTCCACCCTCAAGGTATTCTTCAAGTTCATTGACAAGATCACTGAGTTCTGTTGCAGTAGAACTGGTAATGAACTCTTCTACTTCAGCTCTTTTTGTTCCACGAACTTTTAGATAGTCATAAAATTTTAGAACGAACTGACCATCAAATGCATAGTCAATTGCCCTATCAACATCGTAGTAGAGTTCACTTGTCATTACACAATCCCCTGTTCTCGTAGATATTTTACAGTGTCTGTACACCCACCAAGTTTCTCGCCGTTCATAACAACTTGAGGAAAAGTAGAGCCTTCACCAAATTCACCATAGAACTGATCTTTGTCAAACTCTTCTCCAAGTTTGTATTCAGTAAACATCAAGTCCTTTCCAACAAGAACTTGTTTGACCATCTCACAATAAGGACAGCCGTCTTTGGAATAAACAGTGAATGTCATTGCTTTTATGTATCAGTTTGATCTTTTTTATTGAACCCAAAAGGTTCTCCTTTTTCTTCTAGTGCAACTTTCAGTGCAACACTACCAACGGCTTCCATAACCTTTAGGATATCCTCAGGTTTAGCATCTTCACCTAGTTCTTTGGCGATATACCAATACTTTGGCCAAAATGTTTCACCTGCCTTTTGATAGTCTTCAAGTGTTAATAGTTTCATCTAAGTAAGTTTCGGAGTAAGCATAGGGATAGAGTACATCAAGAATGTATGATAGATCATGATACATCCCTTTGTAACATGGAACAGATTGTGGATGTTCTTTTTGATATTTCCTCACAGCAGTAAAGATAAGTTTCCACTGATGATGTGTGAGTTCGGGCATTTTATTCAAAGATAGGTCTAACAGGAGGAGCGAACTCCTCACGATGAGCTTTCATAACATGTTTGGGCACACCATAGTAACCCATGTGCATCCATACACAATCGATGTACCGAAGATCTTCACGATCTGCATCAAAGGTGTACATGTCACAGTAATAAAGAATGTCCTGGGGAACCTCAACCTTCTTCCAGGTCAAAGGTTCTTCAATAAAAAATGGTACGGTCATGGACGATCTGCACAATTACGATAAAAGGTTCCGTTGACATAACAGGATTTACCAGGCTCATAATACTTAACGACTGGTGTGGGTTCACGGAGAACACAGACATCACCTTGACCAGTGGTCATTCCTTCAAGACAGGATGCAGCAATAAGAGGTGCAAGAAATTTCAGTGTGTACATTACAATTTATCAGGGCACTTCGTTACAACGAAAGAAATAGCCTGAGCTTCAAGACCAAAGGATCCAGAGATCACGTTGCGTACATTCTCACCACCATACTGATCGTTGGCTTTGGAGTATGCAAGAAGAACGGATTCCAGAACTGGTTTACCCTGGTTTCGCAGTTCACAGAAGTCTCCTGCGACTGTACCCAACAGGGTTGCAAGTGTGAGCTCTACCATGTTACATCGTGCAGGTTTGCGTGTCTAACTTCCTTGATCATACCATCCCAGAAGTACACATGACAAGAGGGCCACTTTGCATAGTGGGCGTCCCACTTGGCTGGGTAGAGTTCGACCACCTTGAACGCAAAGACAGGACGCACCTTCCCATGGTTACCATTTGGAATGTACTTGATGCGTGGAATGATAGTTGTATCGTTCTCGGTAAGAACAAAATCCTGTGTTCCAGAATAATCAATTTCAAATAATTGACCTTCGGGTGAGATCCAATACTCACACATACAACAGTCCAGATCTTTTGTCTGGAGTTCCTTGTTTAACCAACCAGGCCCAAGATCATAGGAAGATCTTACCGTATCATACATTCCCATGACTTACTCCTTGATATATCCTTCTTCTCTCAACCACTTCTCCGTGAGTGGAGTTGGTTTGTAGTCTGTCCACATCGTACCAGCAGCACATGACTTCAGTGCCTTCACGGTCATTCCTTCAGTCATACCAGCCCACTTCGCCTCTGCCTCCCACGGAACGGCGGATGCAGGATACGTCTTCTCTACGATGTCTCTCCAGACCTGTGGCACGTCTTCCTCAGGCACGATGATCGCAATCATATTGTTCTTGATAGAACCCGCCATGCAGTCTTGTGCGGCGTGCCAGCCCTCATGACGCATCACGGTCATCAGGACATTATATCTCTTCACAAATGTTTCATTGAGGAAGAAGTTATTACTGACTGTGTGATAGACACCACGATGACCAGGGGGAAAATACTTTTCTGGTGCAAGGAAAACTTTAGATCCTACTGCATTTGAAAGTTTAACCAGTTCATCAAACTCCACCGACATTGGTGGTGTCATTGGAAACTTCTTAAAGTGTTTTGCAATGTCTTTGTAGTTCTTAACTTCAACCACACCATCCGTACACTCTCTTACAAGCATACATCCCATGGCATCCATGGTGTAGTATCCCTTGAGCTCAGGATCTTTTGCGTGTGATGCAAGAGAAGTTGCAATGATCACACCAGTTGCGGCAACCTGAATACCCAACAGGGATAACAGAAATTTTTTCATTGTACGAATTCGCCTACTCTAATTATACGCAAAAAAAGAGGGGTGTCAACTGGATTGTGCCAGTTACCCCTCTGTCTGCGCCGACGATATTCAGTTTTATTTAGAGAGCATTACCCCTAGGCAATACTTCTTCTGGGAATACAAAGTTCTCATGTGGTTGGTCTACAGGTGCCATCCATGCACGAAGACCTTCATTCAATAGAATGTTCTTTGTGTAGAAGGTTTCAAACTCGGGATCTTCTGCCGCTCGTACCTCTTGTGATACAAAGTCATACGCACGGAGATTAAGAGCGAGACCAATGATACCAATAGAAGAAGTCCAAAGACCCATAACGGGAACAAAAAGCATAAAGAAGTGAAGCCAACGCTTATTACTAAAGGCAATGCCGAAAATCTGTGACCAGAAACGGTTTGCAGTAACCATCGAATAGGTCTCTTCTTCCTGAGTGGAATCAAATGCTTTAAAAGTATTTGCTTGATCACTGTCTTCATACAGAGTATTTTCTACTGTAACACCGTGAATTGCAGAAAGCAATGCACCACCCAGGATACCAGCAACACCCATCATGTGAAAGGGATTGAGCGTCCAGTTATGGAATCCTTGGAGGAACAGAAGGAAACGAAAGATCGCCGCGACACCAAAGGACGGCGCAAAGAACCAACTGGACTGTCCAAGAGGGTAGATGAGAAAAACACTAACAAATACGGCAATAGGGCCCGAAAAAGCAATCGCATTGTACGGTCTAATTCCTACTAGTCGTGCAATCTCAAACTGACGCAGCATGAAACCTATGAGAGCAAAGGCTCCGTGGAGCGCCACAAAAGGCCAGAGTCCCCCAAGTTGGAACCAGCGGACGATATCTCCCTGAGACTCAGGACCCCAAAGTAGAAGAAGAGAATGACCCATAGAATCTGCAGGCGTCGAAACAGCTGCTGTGAGGAAATTAGCACCCTCAAGATAACTAGACGCCAACCCGTGGGTGTACCAGCTTGTAACAAACGTCGTGCCAGTAAGCCAGCCACCAAGGGCCAAATAAGCAGTGGGAAAAAGTAGTAATCCAGACCAACCCACAAATACAAAGCGATCTCGTTTAAGCCAGTCATCCAAGACATCGAACCAACCTCTCTGTGAA